CCTATATTTTCCCCCGCGGGGACTTTTCCCACAAAGTTTTTGCCCCCGTGGTTGCTCCGGGGGTAATGTTCCCCTTTCCCCGCACCCCTATCCCCTCTCTTTCTTGACAGGAACCTGATCGAAAGGAGTTGTAAACCGTGGTCACGCGACCGAGAAGGGACTCAGACACGCCGGTAAGTCCGCGTAGACCGGCGACAACTCCTCAGGGTCGAGAGAACCAGATGGTTGCGCTGGCCTACGACCTTGTCGAACAGCGCCTTCGAGACGGAACGGCTTCGGCAACAGAGACCACCGCCCTCCTCAAGCTCGGTTCGTCGAGGGAACGGCTTGAACAGCAGCGGATCTCCCACGAGAACGAACTCCTGGTCGTCAAGAAGGAAGCCATGGAGTCTCAGAAGAAGTCTGACGAGCTGTTCCGCGAAGCAATGGACTACTTCCGTGCCTATACCGGAAATGGTCCTCCTCCGACCGATTCTGATCAGGATGAATAGGAATTACTCCGATCTGCGTCGTCTTTCGACGTTTGAAGATCGGTTTAAGTACCTAAAACTCCGGGGGCAGGTTGGAGAAGCCACATTCGGTTACGACAGGTGGATGAACCAAGCGTTTTACACCTCTCGTGAGTGGAGGCAGGTTCGACACGAGGTTATTGCCCGGGACAACGGGTGTGACATGGGCATCGACGGATACGACATCCATTCGGGGCTCTACATTCACCATATGAACCCGATGACTACCGAGGACATCACGTCTGGTAATCCGGCGAACCTCGACCCCGAATTCCTGATCACAGTCACCCATCAGACCCACAACGCCATCCACTACGGCGACGAAAGTCTGCTGCCCCGACCCGTTATCGACCGGCAACCCGGCGATACCAAGCTCTGGTAATGGAGGACGCATGAACGACGACACCGGCGCACCCTGCCCGCCCGTCGAGGACGACGAAGAGAACACGCTCGCCCAGGAGACGGCGGCGGACTACGAGGCCGAGGAGGTACCGGCAGCATGACTGACAAGAACAGCTGGGAGTACGTCAGCTCCAAGCTCGGCAAGATCACCGGCCCCACCGAGTCGCGCGCGAAGGAGATCTTCGACGCCGCCAAGAAGGCCGGCCACCAGGTCTGGTTCATGTGGGGCTACGACGGCAACGCATCGAACACCGAGCACCACTCCGGCCGCGCTCTGGACTTCATGATTCGCAACCACGCCGACGGCCAGTGGGTCCGCGACTACATCTGGCGCAACCGCGCCCGCCTGCGGCTCCAGCACGTCATCTGGGAACAGCACATCACCTCGACCGTGACCAGCCCCGGCGTCGTTCGCAAGATGGCCGACCGCGGCAGCACGACCGAGAACCACATGGACCACGTCCACGCGCTGTTCTTCACCGGCACCTACCAGAAGCCCGGTTCGGACACCGCTCCGGTCGACCCCGCGCCCGACAAGAAGAAGACCAACGCCCAGATCGTCGACGAGGTCCTCGCCGGCAAGTGGGGCAACGGCCACACCCGCACTCAGCGGCTTCACAGCGCCGGCTACAACCCCACCGAGATCCAGCGTCTCATCAACATCAAGCTCGACGCCGACCAGGCCGCGAGCAAGAAGAAGACGGTCGCCCAGCTCGCTTCGGAGGTCATCGCCGGCACGTGGGGCAGTGGCGCCGATCGAGTCACCCGCCTGACCAAGGCCGGCTACAACGCGGGCACCGTCCAGAAGGAGGTCAACCGCCTCCTGCTCGGCAACAACGCCAGCAAGAAGTCCATCAACCAGCTGGCCGCCGAAGTCATGCGTGGCGAGTGGGGCGACGGTGATGTCCGTGTCCAGAGGCTCACGCGCGCGGGCTACAACGCCAAGGCCGTCCAGGCTGAGGTCAACCGCCGCGCGTAGTAACACCTTGAAGGGAGGTGTCCCGCGTGGAACAGAGCATCCTCAACAGCGTCAAGAAGATGGTCGGTGTCGATCCGTCGTTGACGGTGTTCGACGACGTCCTTCTGATGCACATCAACTCGGTGCTGGGCGATCTCGAACAGATCGGACTCGGTCCAGTCGGCGGGTTCATGATCGAAGATGACGCCCCCACGTGGGACGCCTTCCTCGACGGTGATCCTCGCTGGAGTGCCGTCAAATCGTACGTGTACTTTCGCGTGCGACTCATGTTCGACCCGCCGCAGACGCAGTACCTCGTCAACTCCCTGAACGAACAGGTGACGAAGATGGAGTGGCGTCTCAACGTGACCCGAGAGGGGGACCAATGGACCGATCCGTCCTTGCCGGTCGTGTAGTCGGCGAACCCAAGAAGATGGACGACGTCCTCGGCCACTACGGCATCAAGGGCATGAAGTGGGGCGTCCGACGCGCCAATCCGTCTGCCAAACCGACGCCGTCAGGCGATCACGAGACAGCTAAGGCTGCCAAGGCCAAGGTGAAGGCCGGCGGGCTCAAGTCCCTCAGCAACGATGAGCTCAAGACCTACCTCGAACGGATGGACCTGGAGAAGCGCTACAAGAAGGGCAATCCAGGTCCCAAGGAAGAGGCTGGCAAGTTCGTCAAGGACATGCTTCTTCAGATCGGCAAGGAAGAGACGAAGAAGTACGCCGCCAAGCAGCTGGCCAAGGCTCTCGCCGGTCGCGGATAGTAGAGGGGAGGGTTGGTTATGGCCTTGTCGAACACGGCTGTCCCCGTCTACTACGGACAGTTCCGTGACGCGGTGATTCGCGGAGAGATTCCTGTCAACCGGGAAGTCTCACTGGAGATGAACCGCATTGACGCGCTCATCGCGAACCCGAACTACTACTATGACGACGCCACAGTAGAGGGTTTCATCCTTTACTGCGAGAAGGAACTCACGCTCACGGACGGCAGTGATCTACATCTGCTGCCGACCTTCAAGCTGTGGGCAGAACAGATCTTCGGCTGGTACTACTTCGTCAACCGTTCGGTTTACGAGCCGGGTGTAGACGGAGGCGAAGGTCACTACGTCGACAAGGTCGTCAAGAAGAGGCTGACGACGAAGCAGTACCTGATCGTTGCCCGAGGAGCCGCCAAGTCGATGTACGCCCAGTGCATCCAGGCGTACTTCCTGAACATCGACACATCGACGACGCACCAGATCACCACGGCGCCGACGATGAAGCAGGCCGATGAGGTCATGTCGCCGTTCAGGACAGCGATCATCCGCAGCCGAGGACCTCTGTTCAAGTTCCTCACCGAAGGCTCGATGCAGAACACGACGGGTTCCAAGGCGAACCGCGTCAAGCTGGCATCAACCAAGAAGGGCGTCGAGAACTTCCTGACCGGATCTCTGCTTGAGGTCCGGCCCATGTCGATCAACAAGCTGCAGGGTCTCCGCCCTAAGGTGTCGACGATCGACGAATGGCTGTCCGGCGACCTCCGAGAGGACGTAGTCGGCGCCGTCGAGCAAGGTGCCTCGAAACTGGACGACTACTTGATCGTCGCCATCAGCTCAGAGGGAACCGTCCGTAACGGTTCAGGCGATACCATCAAAATGGAACTCGCTGACATTCTCAAGGGTGAGTACCAAGCGCCCCACGTTTCGATCTGGCATTACAAGCTGGACGAAATCGAGGAAGTCGGGGACCCGTCGAAGTGGTTGAAGGCCAACCCGAACCTCGGGAAGACGATCACGTATGACACCTACCAACTCGATGTTGAACGAGCCGAGAAAGCCCCAGCTGCTCGGAACGACATCCTGGCAAAGCGCTTTGGAATCCCGATGGAGGGCTACACGTACTTCTTTACGTACGAGGAAACCATTCCACATCGGCCTAAGCGTGAGTACTGGCAGATGCCTTGTGCTCTTGGGGCTGACCTTTCACAGGGTGACGACTTCTGTGCGTTCACATTCCTCTTCCCACTGCCACGTGGATTTGGAATCAAGACACGGAGCTACATAACCACCAACACACTCCACAAGCTGCCTGGCGCCATGCGTCAGAAGTACGAGGAGTTCATTGCCGAGGGTAGCCTTCACGTTCTGGAAGGCGAGATCCTCGACATGATGGAGGTCTACGACGACCTCGACGCTCACATTGACCGCAAGAGCTATGACGTGCGCGCCCTCGGGTACGACCCGTACAACGCCAAAGAGTTTGTCACTCGTTGGGAGCAGGAGAACGGTCCGTTCGGCATCGAGAAAGTGATTCAGGGGGCGAGGACTGAGTCTGTCCCGCTTGGGGAGCTCAAGACTCTTAGTGAAGAACGCATCTTGAAATTTGATCAACAGCTGATGATGTTCGCCATGGGTAACGCCATCACCATGGAAGACACGAACGGCAACCGCAAGCTGTTGAAGAAGCGCCAGGACGCCAAGATCGACAACGTCGCAGCCATGATGGACGCCTGGGTCGCTTACAAGCTCAACAAGGAAGCCTTCGAGTAGCCAGGAAAGGAGGTGACTCATGGCATTGCTTACCCGATTGAGGTCGAGCCTGCAGCACGCATGGAACGCCTTCACATCGGACCCGTATGCCAGCAATCAGAACCATGGCGGGTTCAACTACGGTGGCCGGCCTGATCGACAGCGAATGTCGCTCGGCAACGAACGGTCCATCATCGCGTCGATCATCACGCGAATCGCGATTGACGTTTCCGAAGTACCGATCCGGCACGTCCGAGTGGACGAAGAGGAACGGTACGTCGAGGACATCAAGAGCGGACTGAACGACTGCCTCAAGGTCGAAGCCAACATGGACCAGGCGGGACGTCAGTTCAGGCAGGACATCGCGCAGACGGTCTTGGAGAAGGGCGTAGTCGCCATCGTTCCGGTGGAGACCTCCGTGAACCCGGCTACTACCGGGGGCTTCGACATCAAGTCTCTTCGAGTCGGCGAAGTCATCGCGTGGTTCCCGGACGCCGTTCGCGTCATGCTCTACAACGAGCGATCCGGCATGAGGGAAGAGATCACTCTCCCCAAGCGCTTCGTCGCCATCGTAGAGAACCCTCTCTACACGGTGATGAACGAGCCGAACTCGACGTATCAGCGGCTCATCCGGAAGTTGAACCTTCTGGACACTACCGACGATGCGAACAGCTCCGGCAAGCTGGACATGATCATCCAGCTGCCTTACGTGATCAAGTCTGAGGCTCGCCGGCAGCAGGCCGAACAGCGCCGAAAGGACATCGAGTTCCAGCTGAAGGGCAGCCAGTACGGCATCGCCTACACAGACGGAACCGAGAAGATCACACAGCTGAACCGGGCCGTGGAGAACAAGCTCCTCGACGAGGTCAAGTACTTCACGGACATGCTGTTCAATCAGCTGGGGCTCACTCCGGATGTCATGAACGGGACAGCGGACGAAGCGGCCATGAACAACTACTTCTTCCGCACCATCGACCCTCTGCTTGACGCGATCAGCGAAGCCATGCGTCGGGCCTTCCTGACGAAGACTGCTCGGACGCAAGGTCAGTCGGTCGAGTGGTATCGCAATCCGTTCAAGCTCGTCGCCATGGAACAGCTGGCGGAGATCGGCGACAAGTTTGTCCGGAACCGCATCGCAACGGGCAACGACATCCGAACTGCCATCGGTTGGAAGCCGGCCAAGGACCCGTCCGCGGACAAGCTCACCAACCCCAACATGCCGACCGACAAGCAACTCGGTCCGGCTCGTCAACCGCTCGAACTCGAACCGGCTCCGTCGGAGTCGCCACCTCAACTGATAGAGACGGGAGGGAACCGTCAAAATGGTACCTGACTTTGGCGGATGGGCCACCAAGGCCAACCTCAAGTGCTCTGACGGCCGGACGATTCTGCCCGATGCCTTCAAGCACATGGACAAGCAGCAGGTGCCGCTCGTCTGGATGCACGGTCACAGCAACCCGGAGAACGTTCTCGGGTACGCCGTGCTGGAGCACCGAGACGAAGGCGTCTACTGCAAGGCGTACTTCAACGAGACGCCGGCTGGCAAGAACGCCAAGCTGCAGGTCGCCCACGGCGACATCAAGCACCTGTCGATCTACGCCAACCAGCTGATCGAGAAGGCCATCCAGGGCGGCAAGAACGTCATCCACGGCATGATCCGTGAGGTGTCGCTCGTTCTCGCCGGCGCCAACCCCGGTGCAGTGATCGACTTCGTCCGCATCGCCCACAGCGATGACCCGGAGGACTTCACCGAGCTGACTGACGAGGCTGTCATCAAGACCGGCGAAGAGATCGTTCTTCAGCACGCGGTCGACGGCATCGACGACGCCAAGCCGGATGCCAAGACGGACGACGGCGAGGGTGTGACGCTGCAGCAGGCGTACGACGACCTCGACGACGACACCAAGGGTCTCGTCACTGCGCTGGTGGAAGCGGCCCTTGAGGCCGGCGCCGCGCACTCCGACGAGGAGCCGAAGGACGACGGCGAACCCAAGGACGAGGGTGAGCCCAAGGATGACGGCGAGCCCAAGACCGACGACAAGACCGACGAGGGCAACCTCGACCACCAGGAAGGAACCGGCGCTATGACGCGCAACGTGTTCGACCAGTCCGCGACCGGCACCATCCCGGACGGCAAGAAGGCCCTCACCCACTCCGAGTTCAAGGCCATCGCCAAGAAGGCCGTCAAGCTGGGCTCGCTCAAGGAGGCGCTGGAAGAGGCGTCTCTGGAGCACGGCGTCGAGAACATCGAGGTCCTGTTCCCGGACGCCAAGGCGATCTCCGCCACGCCGGAGTGGAACAAGCGCCGGACCGAGTGGGTCGCGAGCGTCCTCAACGGCGTCGACCGCCGGCCGTTCTCCCGGATCAAGACCCTCGTCGCGGACATCACCCAGGACGAGGCGCGGGCCAAGGGCTACATCACCGGCTCGTACAAGAAGCAGGAGTGGTTCGCGGTCACGTCCCGGAAGACCGGGCCCACCACGATCTACAAGAAGCAGCAGCTCGACCGCGACGACATCCTCGACGTCACCGACTTCGACATCGTCGCCTGGCTGTGGGGCGAGATCCGGCTCATGATCGAGGAGGAGATCGCGCGTGCGATCCTCTTCGGCGACGGCCGCGACGTCTCGGACCCCGACCACATCGCCGACCCGATGGCGGCCGCTTCCGGCGACGGCATCCGCTCGATCACCAACGAGCACGAGCTGTACATGACCACCGTCCGGGTCAACCTGGACGACGCCAGCTCCTCGTACCACGAGCTCATCGAGACCGTCCTCCGCGCCCGCCGCTTCTACAAGGGCACCGGCCGGCCGACCCTCTTCACCACCGAGCAGCACCTCACCGAGATGCTCCTCCTCAAGGACGAGGCCAACTCCAACCGTCGCCTGTACGCCTCCGAGGCGGACCTGGCCGCGGCCCTGCGCGTCAACGCGATCATCCCCGTCGAGGCCATGGAGGGCGAGGGCGACCTCGTCGGCATCCTGGTCAACCTGTCCGACTACACGGTCGGTACCGACCGCGGTGGCGAGCTCACCCGGTTCGACGACTTCGACATCGACTACAACCAGTACAAGTACCTCATGGAGGCGCGGCTGTCCGGCGCCCTCACCAAGATCAAGTCCGCGCAGGTCATCCGCAAGACCGCCGCGACCGACGTCCTGGTGACGCCCACTCAGCCGACCTTCGTCGCCTCCACCGGCGTCGTGACCATCCCGACCAAGACGGGCGTCATCTACCAGGACGCTTCGGACGGCACCGTCCTGGCCTCCGGCGCACAGCCGGCCCTGGCCGCGGGCGAGACCCTCACCGTCGTCGCGGTCCCGGCCACGAACTACTACTTCGCGACCAACGCGGACACCTCGTGGCCGTTCAAGCGTCCGGCCGCCTGATCTAGGCACCGGCGATGGCAAAGTACTACGGAAAGGTAGGTTACGGCCCGACCAGTGTTGAAACTAAGCCTGGAGTCTGGACCGAGGTAATCGTCGAGCGAGAGTATGTCGGCGATATTCTTCGGAACACGCGGAGACTCGAATCGGGAGAGAGTGTCAATGACGATCTCTCGGTTAACAACTTGATCAGCATTGTGGCGGACCCATACGCCAACGAAAATTTCTTTGCCATTCGCTATGTGACGTGGATGGGGGCTCTGTGGAAAGTCACAGAGGTTGAAGTGCAGAGCCCCCGTCTGCTCTTGAGGCTGGGAGGGAAGTACAATGGGCCGATCGCGCCTCCAACTCCATGAGTTGCTGGTGACGTTGACACCCAACGTCTACTTCCAGCCTCCGGCTAATGTGCAGATGAACTATCCCTGCATCGTGTACAAGCGCGACCGTGGGAATACTCAGTTCGCTGGCAACAAGCCGTACGCCTACACCAAGCGCTACATGGTCACCGTGATCGATCAGGACCCGGACAGTGATATTCCGGACAAGGTCGCCCAGCAGCCCATGTGTCTGTTCGATCGCAACTACGCAGCTGATGGGCTGCATCACGACGTCTTCAACTTGTACTTCTGAAGGGGAGTAACAAATGTCTGTCCTCCAGTGGGACCAGGTCGGCGAGAAGGTGTACGAGAACGGCGTCGAGAAGGGCGTCTTCTACACCGTCAACGGCGCCGGCGCCTACGACCACGGGTACGCCTGGAACGGTCTGGTCTCCGTCACCGAGTCGCCGTCTGGCGCCGAGGTCAACAAGCAGTACGCCGACAACATCGTCTACGCGAGCCTCCGTTCCGCCGAGGAGTTCGGCGCGACCATCGAGGCGTTCACCTACCCGCTCCAGGCCATTCCGGCTCTGGACGGTTCGGCCAGCCCGACCCCGGGCCTGTCCCTCGGTCAGCAGGGTCGCCCGACCTTCGGCTTCTCGTACGTCTCCAAGATCGGCAACGACCTCAACCCGGACGCCGGCGAGAAGATCCACCTGGTCTACGGCGCCACCGCCAACCCGTCCGAGAAGGCCATGACCACGGTCAACGACTCGCCGGAGGCGGCGACGTTCTCGTGGGAGCTCGCCACCAGCCCGGTCCAGGTCGGGACGATCGGCGGCACCACGTACAAGCCGCTCTCGACGATCACCGTCGACACCACGAAGGAGGACCCCGACGCGGTCGCCACCCTTCGAGAGTTCCTCTACGGCACCGCGGGTACCGACCCGTCCCTGCCGACGCCGGCCGCTGTCGTGGCTCTGTTCTCGGGCGCCGTCCTGACGGCCACCCCGACCGAGCCGACGTACGACACCACGACCAACGTCATGACGATCCCGTCGATCACGGGCGTCCAGTACTACATGGACGACGAGCTGCTGGCTCCGGGTGCTCAGCCGGCCCTGACCACCAACAAGGTCGTCGAGGCTCGCCCGGCGGTGGGCTACAAGTTCACGCAGCCCGTCGACGCCGACTGGCTCATCGGCGACTTCTGATCCCGATCTGACGGAAGGAGGCCAAGGTTTGCTTACGATTCGAGTCCCGTTGAAGGAAAGTTTCAACGACGACACGCAGATGTGGGAAGTCAGCGAGTCGGTCGCGCTCGATCTCGAACACTCCTTGGCCTCCGTGTCAAAATGGGAGCAATCTTTCGAGAAGCCGTTCCTCGGGTCGGCCGACAAGACTCCGGAAGAGACGGTTGCCTACATCATGCTGATGGCAGTCGACCCCAAAACTCCTCCGGAGCTTTTCGCCAGACTTTCCAAGGAGAACTTCGAGGAGATAAACCAGTACATCAACGCGAAGATGACCGCGACTTGGTTCCGTGAGGACAAGAACCAAAGGCCGAGCCGTGAGGTCATCACCGCAGAGATCATCTACCACTGGATGATCCACTTCAACGTTTGGCTTGAGGCTGAACACTGGCATCTGAACAAGCTGCTGACGCTACTGCGGGTGTGCGAACAGAAGAACGCACCCTCGAAGAAGATGAGCAAGCGTGATCAGATTGCTCAGCGCCAGAAGTTGAACGCAGAACGCATGGCCAAGTACGGAACCAACGGATGAGAGGAGGACCTGAGTGACAAGGCTGGATTGGACTGCGCCCGGAAGTCGAGAGTTCGAGACGGGCGTTGACCGTGGTGTCCTGTACCTCACCGGGCAAGCAGGAGTCGCATGGACCGGCCTGACATCCGTCGAGTTGGCACCCGAAGGTGGCGGTACGAAGTCGTACTACCTCGACGGCGAGAAGATCCTTCTCGTTTCCGCGAGGGAAGAGTTCGGCGCCACGATCAACGCCTTCACATACCCGCCGCAGTTCGCCGAGTGTGACGGGTCTCGGTCGGTTCGTAACGGCCTGTCCCTCCGTCAGCAACGGCGAAAGCCTTTCGGCTTCTCCTGGCGAACGACGGTCGGCACAGATCTGAATCCGGACGCCGGCTACAAGATCCACCTGGTTTACAACGCTCTGGCCGAACCCTCCGGCCGGACCCACGAGACCAAGACCGACACGGTGGACCCGACTCCGTTCGCATGGTCCGTCAAGACCAAGCCGCCTGCGGTCGCCGGCTACAAGCGAACATCGCACATCGAGATCGACTCGCGAACGACGGACCCGAACGTCCTTTCTCTGGTTGAGGAAGCTCTGTACGGGTCCGACGAGGCGATGCCTTATCTCCCCACGCTTGACCAACTGGTCGAGATGTACGACGCGTTCTTTGTCTTTGTCATCGTCGACAACGGCGACGGAACAGCGACCATCTCAGGTCCGGACGAAGCCATCACCCATCTCGACGATATTCTCCTCCAGTTCAACTGGCCGACTGTCGTCGAGGTCGATCCCGACACCTACACGATCAGCGACGGGTAAGGAGGTCCTGTGCCGTACGTGCAAACGCTCATCGACGACTTCAACGACGCGTCGCTGGACCTCGCCAAGTGGACAGTCACTCAGGGACCAGGCGCCTCCGAGTCTGGCGGCACCCTGAACTTGGCCTGTGTCGCAGATTACCCGCGCGTCGAGGGCGACCAGCAATTCGATCTCTCCAAGGGCATATTCGCAGCCAAGCTGACCGTAGCCGGCACTCGCGTAGATGCCTGCGAGTTCTACCTCGGAGCTGAGGACGGTTCGGGGAACGCGATAGCTGCTCTTGGTGCTCCGAACGGCAGTTATCTCACGTTCAATCCCAGCGGCAGCGTCACGTTCAACACCGAGGTCATCGTCGACACAACTGTCGGCCTCGGCTCAGGCTGGGTGAACGGTACATGGTGGGGTATCGGCAACCTCGGTACCGACAACATCCTGTACATGTACAAGTCGACTGACGGTCAGAACTGGACGGAGATGGCCCACTGCACCGTGGGCGGAACGTTCACCAAGACCGCCGTAGGGATGATGTTCCAGGCCGGCATCTGGAACGGAACGACGACCGATCTCACCGCCAAGTTCGACGACGCGTCATATTTCGCACTTGAAACCACGACGTTTGTGACTCGAAAGGTCATGTGGAACGGCGTCTGGATTCCCGCGGTGCCGAAAGCTCGAATCGGAGGCGCTTGGGTCCCCGCATCACCCAAGCCCCGAATCGGAGGCGCTTGGGACGATCAAATCTAGAAAGGTGGCCTCGTGGCTACGGTAACTGTGTTCACCTCCGAGCGAACCGCCGAGATCGAGGCGGCTTCGATCACCTCCGGAGAGATCAATCCCGCGGGTCACCTGGTCCTCACTCGCCACGACGGAACCCCCATCGACATGGGCGCCGTATCTGGTGTTCAGCTGGACGCCGGGACGACCTACTCCAAGGCCGATGTGTTCTCCTACGTGGGAGACACAGACCCTGGAGCGGTCCCTGACGGATCGGTCTGGTTCGACACCACCGGACCGACAGGTCCATTCGCCAGCACCACACAGCAGGGACTCGTCGAGCTCGCCACGAGTGCGGAAGCTGTCACCGGTACTGACACCGCGCGAGCCGTGACACCCGCTGGTGTGGCCGCTGTCTTGGCCTCGAAGATCCTCGCGGCAAACGCCGTGACTGAGACCGCGCTTCCGAGCGCATATCCTCTCGGCATTTCGCAGATGTCGCTGACTACCGGTTCTGGATGGTCTGTCAACTCGGGGTTCGGTTCCGTGATCACGTACCGAACCGAGACGGATCGCACGGTCCAGTTGGCGTACTCGAACCCAGGCGGAACGGGCACGCCGCGAAGCTGGATACGTCAGTACCACACCAGTAACAACGGTGGCGGCTGGACCGCATGGTCGCAGCAGATGGCGATCAAGACTCTCACCGCTGCGAGCATCACGCAGAGCACTCTGTTGGCCGTGTACCCGAACGGTACGTCGAGGGTCTACTTCGACAACACCACTTCGGTCGGGTGGGACTTCGCCGGCAAGTGGGGCGATCTCATGACGTTCGTCGACGGGTCCGACTTCATCCGTCAGACGTTCACCGAGCACGGTAGCTCTGGCGGCTCTGCTCCGGCCCTCTGGACACGTAGCGGAAACGCAAGCGGTTGGTCGGCATGGGCCAAATACCTTTCCGATCCCGGCGCCTGGATTTCCTACACGCCGACGTGGACCTCCCAGGGAAGTGTCCAGCCGAGCTTCGGAAACGCCACGTTCAACTGCAGGTACCAGAAGATCGGCCGCACGGTCAACGTCAAATTCTGGATCAACTTCGGAAGCACGACGAACTTCGGCGCGTCACCGACGTCCAGCGACAACTGGCAGTTTTCTCTTCCGGTCACTGCTGCCAATGCTGCCGATGATGGTCTCGGCTTCCTGGAGATGTATCAGAACGCCACCAACTACGGTTTGGCCAGGGTCAAGCTCTACTCGACCACGGGCTTCCGCCTCGGTGTCTCTCCCGGATCGACGGCCGCTATCGGAGGCGACGTCGACTCCATTTCCCCCTTCGTCTGGGCGAGTGGCAACTACCTTCGGGGTTCCTTCACCTACGAGTCCGCAAGCTAGGAGTTTCCATGGGCCTTGGGCTCAACGTCGACAAGTCGACCCTCGACATGAAGGCTGCTCAGTCGGTCATCGAACTGCGTTCCGCGCTGGACAAGCACGAGGCCATCGCTGCGTGGCTGGGCAACCGCCCCGTTGTGGACGGTGTCGATCCGTTGACGACCGACTTCGGTTACACCGCGGACGAGGCTTACGCCCTGCGCTTGTACTTCGAGGGCGTCGAGAACATCCGCGTCAGCAACGCCAACCTCACGACCGTTGGCCGGAAGTTCACCGGTCTGGAGGCATAGAAGGAGGTCTGATGATCTCGTTCACGACGACTCGTTCGGGTGGACGGGTCGAGGACTTCCTCAACAAGCTCAAACGCGGTGATATTTACAACGGTCTCGACCGCTTGGCCCAGCAGGGCGTCACCGCGCTCGAAGCAGCCACCCCACGCGACTCCGGTCTGGCCGCGGGCTCTTGGTCTTACACGATTGAGAAGTCCCGCGGTTCAGCCCGGATCGAGTGGACCAACTCGGACGTCGAAAACGGCTTTCCCGTCGCCATCATGCTGCAGTACGGCTACGGAACGGGTACAGGCGGCTACGTCCAGGGGCGTGACTACATCAACCCCGCCATCAAGCCGATATTTGACATGATCGCTGACGAAGTATGGAAGGCGGTGACCTCCGCATGACCAGTGTCGACAACCGCGTCGTTCACATGCAGTTCGATAACGCTGCGTTTGAACGTGGCGTTGCTCAGACACTCGCGTCTCTCAACCGCCTCAACCAGGGGCTTCAGCTCCAGGGTGCCGCCAAGGGACTCCAGGGCATCGGAAGCGCCGCCAGCTCTCAAACCGGTTCGTTGAAGAATCTGGAAGCCGGCGTTGACAGCGTTGCTGGTCGGTTCTCTGCCCTCCAGCAGATCGCCACAGGTGCACTGCACAACATCGGCGCTCGGATATCCGAGTCCGCCATCCAGATGGGCAAGTCACTCACTCTCGAACCTCTCATCGACGGGTTCCATGAGTACGAGACGAACCTGAACTCGATCCAGACGATTCTGGCCAACACCCAGGCATCTGGAGCGACGCTCAAGGACGTCAATCACGAGCTGAACGAGCTGAACCACTACTCCGACCAGACGATCTACAACTTCTCCGAGATGGCAAAGAACATCGGCACCTTCACGGCTGCCGGTGTCGACCTGAAGACGTCCACCGCGGCGATCAAGGGTATTGCCAACCTGGCGGCCCTTTCGGGTTCCAACTCGGAGCAGGCTGCCGGAGCGATGTACCAGCTCTCGCAGGCGATATCTGCGGGTCGGGTGTCCCTGGAGGACTGGAACTCGGTCGTCAACGCCGGCATGGGTGGCACCGTCTTCCAGCGTGCACTTGCGCAGAACGCCGAGAAGCTCGGCACACTCAGCAAGGGTGCGGTGGAGCTCAAGGGCAAGATGAAGAACGTCACGATCGAAGGGAAGTCGTTCCGTGAGTCGATCACGGCGAAGCCCGGCGAGGAATCGTGGCTGACTTCCAAGGTTCTGACTCAGACGCTGGCGCAGTTCACCGGTGACCTGAAGGATGCGGACCTTGCCGCGCAGGGGTTCAACAAGTCTGAGATCAAGGCCATCCAGGCTCAAGCCAAGACGGCCCGAGAAGCAGCGACTCAGGTCAAGACGCTGTCTCAGTTGTTCGACACGACCAAGGAAGCTCTCGGCTCCGGCTGGTCGCAGACGTGGCAGACCATATTCGGCGACTTCACCGAAGCCAAGGGCCTGTTCACGGGTGCCAGCAACGCCATCGGCAAGATCGTTGGCGACTCTGCCGACGCTCGCAACAAGATGCTGTCGGACTGGAAGGACCTGGGTGGTCGTGACGCTCTGATCAAGGGCATCACCAACGCATTCTCAGCTCTCTTCTCCATCCTTCGCCCCATCAAGGACGCCTTCCGGGACATATTCCCAGCGACCACGGGCAAGCAGCTCTATGAGATGACGGTCTCGTTCCGTGACTTCATGGAGAGGCTCAAGCTCGGTTCCCAAACCGCGGACAACCTCAAGCGGACTTTCGCCGGGTTCTTCGCGATCTTGGGCATCGGCTGGGAGATAGTCAAGCAGGTCGCCAAGACCATATTCGGCCTCTTCGGTGAGGTCGGTAAGGGCTCGGGCGGCTTCCTCTCGGCTACGGCCAGTGTTGGTGACTTCCTCGTCGCTCTGCACAAGGCCGTCAAGGAAGGCGATGGACTCGCCTCGTTCTTCAAGGGTCTCGGCAAGATCCTTGCGGTTCCGATCAAGCTCATCGCCAAGCTCGGCGGATATTTGGCTGACCTGTTCTCCGGAAAGGACAGCGGTGCCGCCGGCAAGGGTGTGGGCGAGCTCACTGACAAGCTGGAGCCCATGGCTCGGCTCGGTGAGATGGTCTCGAACGCCTGGGAACGTGTCAGCGACGTCATGGACCGAGTGTGGACCGGAATTCAGAAGATCGGCAGCAACATCGCCAACTTCTTCCGTACGCTCGGCGGAAACCTTGCTAGTACGCTCGGCCTGGATCTCGACACCGCTTTCGCCGGCATCAACACCGGTCTGATCGCGGGGCTCTTCCTCCTGGTCAAGAAGTTCCTCTCTGACGGAGCCGGCGGAGGTGGCATTCTCGAAGGCATCACTGACGCCATCGATGGATTCACCGGCGTTCTCAAGGGTATGCAGAACACCCTGAACGCTTCGGCACTGCTTCAGATCGCTATCGCGGTCGGCATCCTGGCTCTGGCGATGAACACGCTGGCCAAGATCGACGCTGCAGGACTGGCACGAGCCTCTTCGGCCATTGCCAGCATGTTCGGTCAGCTCATCGGGACCATGGTCCTGTTCAACAAGTTCGTCGGGGTCTCCGGATTCGCCAAACTGCCGTTCATCATGGGGTCGTTGATACTCCTGGCAGGGGCAGTTCTCATTCTCGCTCAGGCAGTGAAACAGCTGTCTGGCCTGAACTGGGAGGAGCTGGCGAAGGGACTTACGGGCCTCGCTGTGACCCTGGGCCTGCTCGTCGGCGCCCTCAAGGTCATGCCCAACCCGAAGGGCCTCATCTCCACCGGAATCGGGATCATCGCCCTAGCGGCGGGGATCAAAATCCTAGTCAGTGCAGTCGAAGACCTGTCTGGTCTCGGCTGGAACGAACTCGCCAAGGGACTCGTAGGAGTCGGTGCCCTGCTCGGGGCGCTCGTACTCTTCACAATGTTCGCCAAGGCCAACAAGGGCGGCATCCTCCAGGGTGCTGGAATCATCTTGCTGGCCGCGGGCATCAAAATCCTGGCGAGTGCAGTTGCCGACATGTCCAAATTGTCATGGGGTGGTATAGCTAAGGGGCTTGTGACCCTTGCGGGTGCACTTGCGGTAATCACTGCTGCTCTATATTTGATCCCGCCGACGGCACCTTTGGCCGCCGCGGGGGTCCTGGGTGTAGCCATATCCCTCGGGATGGTGGCCGACGCCCTCGACCAGATGGCTCAGATGAGCTGGGGTGAGATCGGTAAGAGTCTCGTCGTCATGCTGGGTGCGCTCACCCTCATCGCGGCGGCACTGTACGTCATCCCGCCTACGGCGCCTCTTGCGGCCGCGGGAATCCTCATCACGGCGATTGCCCTTCAGCAGGTTGCCAAGGTTCTGCAGGACTTCTCTCAGTACGGCTGGGAAGAGATCGGCAAGGCCATGGTCATGCTGGCGGGAACGCTTGGCATTATCGCTGGCGCACTTCTGCTGATGACCGGAGCTCTTCCGGGTGCCGCAGCAGTACTCATCATCGCCGCAGCCCTCACGGTCCTGGCGCCTGTCCTGATGCAGTTCAGCCAAATGTCCCTCGGGGAAATTGGCACATCTCTCCTCATGCTGGCCGGCGTATTCGCAGTCTTCGGCATCGCATCACTGCTGTTGGCTCCGGTCGTCCCTCTGATGATCGCGTTGGCAGCTGCCGTAACCCTGTTGGGTATCGGTCTGCTGGCAGCCGGCGCCGGTGTACTTCTGTTCGCGACGGGTCTATCGATCCTGGCTGCGGCGGGTGTAGGCGCCACAGCGGCCATCGTGGGAATCGTCAAGGGCTTGGTAGGGCTCATCCCCTACGTCATGAAGCAGATCGGTTTGGGCCTCATCGCCTTTGCCGAAGTCATCGCAACAGCTGGTCCAGCGATCACCAAGGCGCTTGTCACGGTCCTGGAGTCGTTGATCAGTGCGATCGTCCGGGTCACACCGAAGATCGTCGACGCTCTGCTCAAGATGCTCTCGATGATGCTCAGCAAGATGCTGCAGTACGTCCCGAAGATGGTGGACACCGGTCTCAAGCTCCTGATCGGCATCCTCCAGGGCATCGCCAACAACATCGGCAAGGTCATCGACACGGCCACCAAGGTCGCTGTCAACTTCATCAACGGCGTTGCGCGCAACCTCCCGAAGATCATTCAGGCGGGTGTGAACCTGATCCTGAGCTTCATCAACGGGGTCACCAAGGCGATTGACCAGAACGCCGAAAAGCTCGGTGCTGCTGGTGGTCGTCTGGCAGTCGCAATCGTCAAGGGTATGGCCAAGGGCATCATGGCCGGCCTCGGCGAGATCAAGAACGCCGCGGTCAGCGTCGCCAAGTCTGCTCTGGACGGCGCCAAGAACTTCCTTGGGATTCACTCTCCCTCGAAGGAGTTCGAGAAGGTCGGCAACTACGTCAACGACGGTTTCCGCAAGGGCCTCGATGGCAACAAGAAGCAGGTCTACGACGCATTCGACGACCTCAAGAAGATGCTCAAGGACCTCTCCAAGAGTTCCAAGGCGTCCTCCGCTGAGCGCAAGAAGGCGGCCTCTGCTTACACCGAGCTGACCAAGAAGCTCAACGATGAGAAGAGCGCGATCGGTAAGCTCGCCGACAAGTACGACGGGCTCACGGAGAAGATCAAGACCGCCGATGAGGCGTACAAGAACGCGATCAAGACCCGTGACGACTACCGCAAGCAGATCACTGATCAGTACTCGGACATGGCCAGCCCCACCGGGGATATTTCGGTCGACGACTACATCAAGAACCTGAAGAAGCAGGTTGAGGACACCAAGGTGTTCTCGAACGATCTCCAGAGGCTCCGCAAGATGGGCCTCAACGACGAGACGTACAAGGACCTGCTCTCTCAGGGTGTCAGTGCCCTTCCGTTCGTCGAGGATCTCCTCAAGAACGGCAAGGGAGACATCGATGAGATCAACAAGCTCGGCAAGGAACTGGACCAGGCAGGCTCTGCGCTCGGTAAGACGGCGTCGACCAACCTGTACCAGGCTGCGGTCAACTCGGCCAAGGGCTTCCTCGACGGGCTGAAGGCTCAGCAGAAGGCCATCGAAGCCGTGATGGACGCCATCGCAGCCAAGATGGTCAAGGCGATCAAGGCCAAGCTGAAGATCAAGTCTCCGTCTCGCGTCTTCATGGAGATCGGCGACTACACGGGCAAGGGCCTCGCCAAGGGACTGGAGGGTACCTCCAAGATCGTCGCCAAGTCGGCGGAGAGTGTCGGTACGGAAGCTGTGGACTCCGTCCGCAAGTCCATATCCGGGTTCTCCGACCTGATCACGAGCGACATGGCTACTCGACCCACCATCACACCGGTGCTGGACCTGAGCAACTTCCGCAAGGACGCTGCTGGTATGAGTCGACTGCTGCCCGAGCAAGGCATCTCGCTCGATGCTGCCTACGCCAAGGCCAAGTACGTGCGTGATGCGTACGCAAGCCAGCAGGCCGCGGCTGCACAGACGGAACTCGACAACCAGTCGGGCACCGTCAACTACACCCAGAACAACTACTCACCAAAGGCTCTGAGCGAGGCGACGATCTATCGCCAGACGAAGAACCAACTCTCCACTGTGAAGGGAGCTCTGTCGACTAGTGCTTCAACTGGTTGAGGTTCGAACCCGACAGGGCGACCTGCTGAGTCTGCCCCTGGAGGACGATAGCTCGGGTTTCCGGGTTGCCGACATCCAGGGGCTTGACCCCGTGAAAGCGAATCTCGTCTCATCGAGCTTTGCCAACATGGACGGCGAGGAGTACCAGTCGAGCCGGCGTGAAGCTCGGAACGTCAAGCTGCAGATCGAACTAGATCCCGACCCGGAAACCGGTGACACGGTGTACGGGCTTCGGAAGGAGATCTACAAGTTCTTCATGCCCAAGTCCGAGGTCACGTTCCGGTTCTACATGTCGGACGGCCTGGAAGTGGACATCGTAGGTCGCGTGGAGTCATGCGAAACCGCGATGTTCACCCAGGAACCCGCGGTCGATATTTCAGTGATGTGCTTCAAGCCGGACTTCTATGAGCTCACCCCTGAGCTCGTCCCGGGGACAACGACGGCCGGCGAAGTGCCCATCACCATCGAGTACGCGGGCAGCATCGAGACGGGCATCCAGCTCACTCTCCTTGTCGACCGTTCGCTGCCGGATTTCAGCGTCTACCACGTCCCGCCCAACGACGAGACAAAGACGATGGACTTCGACAACTACCCCTTGATCGCTGGGGATGTGCTGGTCATCAGCACTGTCCGCGGTGCCAAGGGGGCAACCCTGACCCGAGCGGGTGTCACAACCTCTGTCCTGTTCGGCATCTCGCCTCAGTCCAACTGGATCGAGCTGCAGCCGGGCACGAATACCATTCGTGTTGCCGCGGAAGGGGCTGACATCCCGCTGTCCATCCAGTACATCAACAAGTACGGAGGTCTGTGATGGAGGCGTATGTCCTCGATCCTCTCCTCCGGCGGATCGCTGTCATCGACCAATTCGAGTCGCTCATCTGGACCGAAAGGTTTGCAGCCTTCGGTGATTTCCAGATGGACATCGAATCGACGCCGGCGTTCCGAACACTCTTGTCCAAGGGCACTCTGCTGGCCATGAACGAGTCCTATCGTGTGATGATGGTGGAAACCATCGAAGACGAGACGAACTCGGATGGCCGGCGGATGCTCTCGGTCAAGGGACGGTCGATCGAGGCTCTGTTGCTCGACCGGGTGGCCAAGAACTCAACGGCAGACTTGACTACCTCGCCAAAATGGGAGATCACAGACGAGCCTGCCGACGTCGCCCGGAAGATCTTCCACGATATTTGTGTCACGGGGATTCTCGACACAGCGGACATCATTCCCTTCATTCACGAGGGGACGTTCCTGCCTCCGGACACTGTCGCGGAACCGATTGACCCGATCACGGTAGAGCTGGACCCCACCACGGTCTACGACGCCATCGAGGATATTTGCAACGTCTGGAGCATGGGCTTCCGGCTGTTGCGGAACTTCGACACATCCGAGCTCTGGTTCGGTATTTACATGGGCAGCGACCGTACCGCGTCACAGACCACGCTGCCGCCGGTCATCTTCACTCCGTCTCTGGACAACCTCCAGGACATCAAAGAACTGACGACGATCGACAAGGCCAAGAACGTCGCGTACGTATATTCTCCGGCCGGCTTCCTCAAGGTCTACGCCGCTGGCGTGGACGAGGACGTCACCGGGTTTGAGCGCCACGTTCTGGTCGTGAACGCAACAGACGTCACTTCCGAAACCACCGATATTCCTGCTGCACTCTTGCAGAAGGGGATGGAGGAGCTGGCCAGGAACCGCGTCAGTCAGAGCCTCGACGGTGAGATCGCTCAGAACAGTCAGTACAAGTATGGCGTGCACTACAACCTCGGCGACATCGTCGAGATGCGCACCACGGACGGCGTCACCAACAACATGCGGGTGACCGAGCAGATATTCGTGTCTGATCGGGAGGGCGAGCGGGCTTACCCGACGCTGGCACTCAACACCTTCATCACGACCGGGTCGTGGCTGTCCTGGTTGAACAACAAGCAGTGGATTGAGCTCACCACCGAGGAATGGATCGACCAACCGTAGGGAGGTAATAGATGCCGATCGGCGATCAGGCAACAGCCGCCGGCTATCCGCTGGTTCCTGAAAGCGGAGAAGAAGGCCGCGTTCGTTGGGGCTCGCGGGAGATCAACCGCACCCGTGACTTCATCGCCGCGGTCAAGGCGCTCATCCCCCTAGGCAAGTCGGGGTACCGCTCTGCGGCTGGTATCACGTCGGGAACAGCAGACCCCAACCCGGCAACGGGGTCTGACGGAGACATCTACCTCAAGATCATCAGTTAGGTGTTGCTGTGACCGACTACACGAAAACCACCGGTTCCACGGGCAAGATGATGATCCGGGACACCGGATCAGACGTCGAGTTCTGGTTCAAGGCCGGATATTCGTCGGACTGGTGGAACGGAATGCCGTTCAACTGGACCGCGAACGGGTCGACGACCAGCAAGACGATCAACTACCCCACGGGTGCCGACTGGTACAAGGTCGGAGAGGTTCGGGTCACCGACTCCCAGACTGTGACGTTCCGTCTGACGGATGGGTCCAGTTCTTCGGGTATCGGTGGCCCGACATCTTTCCCGCAGGCCATCAAGCGGGACACAATTCCCGCAAAGCCGTCTACTCCGAACATATCTAGCATCACGGCCACATCGGTACACGTCACGTTCTCGGACGGTGCCAACGGTGGCGACGCCATCGATGCGCGACAGATCGGATACGGCACAAGTTCTACATCGGTTCAGGACACGGTGTCCTCGGACCGGTCGACGACGATCACAGGTCTTTCGCAAGGAACGACCTACTACTTCTGGGCCAGGACGCACAACTCCGAAGGCTGGAGCGCCTGGTCCGGTCGAGCGTCGGCGAAGACTCTAAAGGGACCTGGGGCGCCTAGCGCTCCTCTCTTGTCGAGTGTCAGAGCAACCAGCGTAGATGTTGCGTTCTCTGCACCCTCCGACACCGGCGGGTCCACGATTACCGGTTATCAGATCGGTTACGGGACATCCTCATCTGCGCCGGCGAGTACGGTCTCTGCGACTTCGCCACAAGTAGTCTCGGGACTTAATCCAGGAACCGTGTACTACTTCTGGGTTCGTGCCCGGAACTCTGTCGGTTGGGGAACCTGGTCTGCGTCTCGTAGCGTTCGGACGGTCGCAGGCGCCTATATTCGTGTAGGGGCAGAGATGAAGCTCGCGGTCCCCTACGTAAAAGTAGGAGGCGTATGGAAGATCGCCGAGCCCTGGATTCGTAACGTGGGCGTCTGGAAACGCACCACTTAGGGGAGGAAATTCGCGTGAACTGGCTGCAGGTAGCCCTGGTGGCAGCTGGATCGGTTGTGGCTTCGTCAGGCTTCTGGGCCTACGTTCTGCGAAAGACCGACCACAAGACTGCTGCAACAAGACTCATGATGGGCCTGGCTTACATCGAGTTGGTGACCCTCGGGGCGAACTACATTCAGCGTGGTTCCATCACCAGGGACGAGTACGAGGATCTGAGACACTACTTCTACGATCCGTACAAGGAACTGGGCGGGAACGGCGTTGCCGAGAAGATCATGAAGGCAGTCGAAGAACTGCCCGTGACCCATCGGCGCTATGCCGAAGTGGCCGAAGTACGTACCCGAGAAGGGGAGCACATCAACAATGCCCGAGTCGTCGCACGCTCTGAAGAAGCCTCTGCTGGGCGATAGCGCGTACAACAAGTTGAAGCAGTCGACCACGGTCGTCCTGCCGGCGCTTGGCGCTCTATATTTCACCATGGCGCAGATCTGGCATCTGCCCAAGGCGGAAGAGGTCGTCGGCTCACTGGCCGCACTGAACACGTTCCTCGGGGTTGTCCTCGGGATCTCGACGCGTTCGTATAACCGCAGTGACACCAAGTACGCCGGGATCATCGAAGTCGAGGAAACCGACGACGCGAAACAGCTGAACTTCATCCTCAACGAGGCGGCTCATCCGCTGGAGCATCAGCCTGAGGTGACGTTCCGGGTTGACAGCAGCAGTACCGGGGAGAACCCGATCGTTCGTCCGTGATGCGTAGGGGTCGCAGGATATTCTTGCCCTGTAATGAGACCCCTACGACTCTAGGAGAACCCCTTGATGACCCTCAAGGCTTCCACCATTGAGCCCACCCCGCTGGACGACGCGATCACGCGTCTGTTCGACTCGCTGCAGGGGATGGACCCCGAGTCCGAAGAATACTCCAAGACGGCTGACCAGCTGGTCAAGCTCTACAAGCTCAACGACGAATCCAAGTCGAAGAAGCGCGTGAGCCCTGACACGCTGGCCAACCTGGCTGGAAGCATCTCCGGAATCATGGCCATCCTCATCTTCGAGAAGTCCGGACACATCATCGTGACCAAGGCGCTGGGCTTCGTGACGAAGCTCGCCCGGTAACAAGGCCACTTCAACCCCGCAGGAAATCAACGCAGACGCCGTGTAAGAGAACCCCACTCTTGCACGGTGTTTGTGTTTTCTGTGCCTTTCATTTTTGTCCTCGCAGGGTTTACGGGCCTTATAGTGAGACCCCTACTCTCGAAAGAGGACCCATGTTCACGAGTTACCTCAACATGGTCGCGCTGCTGCTCGTCCCCATCCGCCTGTTCGACCGCGAAAGCGCCGAGACCTACGTGAAGTTCCAGAACTTCATACTGCCTCGGTTCTTCGTGGGCGCCATCAAGGATGTGGATGACTACATCATGGCCATCGAAGCATTCACCGACATGATTCTCGACGAGGACTAACCTCAAGCCTCTAAAGCCCCTAACAAGGGCTTTATGCTTTCGCACGTTTTACCGGCTATATGATGAGACCCCTACGAAAGGACCCCGCCGTGTTCAACCGCCGGAATCGTGCCCTCCAGGTGTCCATGGTAAAAACGCCCAAGAATGACAACTCCGTCGACGCGCCCAAAGAGGCGTGCAGTCACCGAGAGCCCGAGCAGATCGCTGAGATCGCCAAGGACTTCGTGACGCACACCGCTAAGGCCGTCGGCGCCGTGATCATCACCTACGCGCTTTCTACCGCGGTCACCCGCCTGGTCGATAACCTGTCCAAGAACAGCGAATCCGAGTAAACCTCACCTATATTTGGAAAGCCCATCCCGCAAGGGATTTGGGTTTTCGTTTTGGCGAAAATCCCCGGCGGAGAAATTTGGGAGAAAGTATGAACCATCGTCAAAGAATTCTATGCGGTTGGATCATCGTCTGCGGGCTATATTTGGCTTGGCACTTCTTGTTCGGGTTGTAGAGGTCGCAGGAAATACATGCACTATAATGAGACCCCTACGTCTGGAGACCCCATGAAGTCCTGGAACGAAATTCAGAAGATGAACAAGGAAGAACTCGCCAAGGAGAACAACCGCCTCGCCAAGAAGCTGATCATGCACAAGCTCGTGATCCCCATCATCGCGACCGTGGTCGTTCACTACGGTGTGAACTACTTGCTCAACAAGCTGGAAGACGCCCCCACGTCCGACTGAGACCCCTACCGCTGAACCTCAAAAGCCTCAAGCCCCTAACAAGGGCTTTAGGTTTTAGCGTCCTCGCAAGAATTACCTGCATTATAGTGAGACCCCTACTACGTCTGGAGACCCCATGTCCAAGACCGACACGTCCATCCCCACCGCCGCCATGCTGAACGCGCAGGCCGCTGACCAGGAGACCACCGACGTCGCCGAGGAGTCGAACGAGACCATCACCATCACCTTCAACAAGAAGGCGTTGAAAAAGGCCCTGTTCGGCACCATCGCCGCCGCCGCAGTCACCTACGTCGCGACCCGCCTGCTCGGCCCGTCGGACGATGAGGACTCGGACGAGCCGACCGAAGACTGAGTTCACCGACCTCCCCAGGTCACTCAGAAGCCCATGCACCCTACCCAGGTGTATGGGTTTTCGTTTTTCGACACGAGACACAAGGACATCAACAATGAGCAACGGCCTCAAGTTCGCTGGCTTCCTCGGACGCGTTTTCCTCGTCAACACGGCGGCGGGTGTCGGTGCCGCGACCGGTGTAGTCGGGACTTTCGTCCTGGCGACCAAGGTCTTCCGCCCCCAGCTGAAGAAGGCGTGGGACAGCATCCCCACCCCGGAGGAGACCAAGTGAAGCTCACCTTCTTCAACGTCCTCAAGATCGCCATCGCGGTCGGCGCCGGCTACGAGTTTGGCCGAACCCTGCCCAGGGCCATCGCGTTGATCCTCAACGAGGACGGCAGGGAGCAGATCAAGACGAAGTACCGGGAGGGCGTGAAGGAGGCTGAGAAGAACGGCAAGGCCGTCCGCCTCGTCAAGGACACCGAGACCCCTACAGGAGACTGACATGGAATTCGGCATACTCGCCAAGAAGGCGGGAAGAGTCGCTGCCGACAACTCGCCGGCAATCCTGACCACGTTCAGCGTCGTGGGCTCGCTGGCAACGGCCTATCTCACCGGCAAGGCGACGCTGAAAGCCAAGCAGATTCTCGATGAGTGGGAATCCGACCTCTCCAAGGCAATCCCGGAGCACAACCCTCCGCTGACGAACCAGGAGAAGGTCAAGTACGTCTGGAAAGAGTTCATCCCCGCTGCAGGGGTCGCCGTGGTGACGATCGCCTGCATGGTGGCTGCGAACCGGATCGGTGCCAGACGAGTGGCGGCTTTGGCGACGGCGTACACGATCGCCGAGAAGGCCGCACTGCAGTACCGCGACAAGGTCGTCGAGACCATCGGCAAGAAGAAGGAAGAGACCGTTCGGACCGCGATGGCCCAGGACGAGATCGACCGGCACCCGATAAACCGCGAGACGGTTTACGTTGAGGGCGGTGGTGGAGACCTGTTCCGGGACTCCTGGTCCGGACGGTACTTCAACAGCACCGTGGTGGCGCTGGAGAGAGCGGCGAACCAGATCAACTCCACGCTCAACAGCGACTTCTCCGCGACGCTGTCGGACTTCTACGACCTGGTCGGCCTGGACCGGACAGACGAGTCCGACATGATCGGCTGGAACTCCGACTGCCCGCTGGACCTGGAGTTCAGTTGGGGCAGCACGCCCGACGAACGCCCCTGCGGCGTCATGCGCTTCCGTGCGGTGCCCTACCGAGGGCACAACTCGTTTCACTAACGGGCCTCGGCCCAACATCCATCAGATCCTGAACTTCCTGAGCTGAAGGGCAACACCATCATGTCGAACACCGCCAAGACCAACACCGCCGCTGACGTCAAGGTCGAGGTCCCCGAGCAGCAGAGCAGTGACGCGAAGTCCGCGGCCGTCCTCACCATCGGCGACGCGCTGAAGGCCGTCGAGAGCAAGAAGTCCGAGGGCATGACGGTGACGCTGACCCTGGACGAGAACGGTGAGGTCCAGGTCCAGGTCAACGAGCTCACGGCGGACGGCAAGGCCAAGAAGCTGGTCGACGGCGCCAAGGGCCTGTTCCAGCGCAACAAGAAGCTGGTCGTCGCCACCGTCGGACTGACCGCCGCGAGCCTGGTCCTGAGGGCCATCGCCCGTCGTCAGGACGGCCTGGAGGCCGACGAGGTCATCGAGTCCTCGGACGACGTCGCCGTCGACGCCTGATCCACACCCCCACCATCCGCGCTAGCACCTGAAGGGCAGCACCGTGTACACGAAGGACATAACGTACGTCAACCTCGACGGGGAGACGGTCACCGAGACCCATCACTTCAACCTGACCAAGGCTGAAGCCGTCGAGATGAACTTCAGCAGGAAGGGCGGCGTCGAGGAGTACGCCCGTCGCATCGTCGAGGCCGAGAGCCACGGGGAGCTCATCGAGCTCTTCAAGGACCTCATCATGAAGACGTACGGTCGCCGCGAGGGCCAGCGCTTCGTCAAGAACGCGGACCTGACGGCCCAGTTCGAGCAGACCGGCGCCTACTCGGAGCTGTTCATCGAGCTCGCGACGAACGCCGAAGAGGCGATCAAGTTCTTCCGTGGTGTGGTGCCGGCCGACATGCAGAGCCGGGTGGACGAGGTCGCCTCGCCGGAGAAGAAGGAGTACACGGACGAGCAGCTGCTCACCATTCCGTGGGAGGAGTTCTACTCCGCGGCCGGCGGCAAGGACGACAAGAACTGGGACAAGCGGTTCCTGCTGATCGCGTTCCGGCGCAAGCAGGCCGCCTGACCTGAGGTGAGATGGGGGTCAAGCAAGGATCTTGGGTCACTGTAGGGGTCTCCCCTGGTCCTAGTCCGGATGCTTGACTTAAACGACAGCCGGTACCCCCGTAGAACATGTGCCCTGCATCTCATCGCAGGAAATTCGAGCTCTATAACGAGACCCCTACCTTTGGAGAACCCATGCCTAAGTCCAAGACCGATATCGCCAAGAACGTCGTCGGCTTCGTCGTCGGCTTCGGAGCTTCCCGCATCGCCAAGGCCGTGATCGACAAGAACACTGATGAAGAGGAGCGACTGCACAACCGTGCCGCCGTCGCCTCCGCTCAGCTCGTTGTCGGTTTCATGGCCGCGGACGCTGCCCGGAAGTACACCGACGCCAAGATCGATGAGATCGTCGAGTTCTGGGAGACCAACGTCAAGCCCCGGCTGTAACCCCATCCGCACACCGCTTACAACAGCAAACCCCTAACACGGGTTTTCTGTTTTCTCACAGACGAGGATTGACATGGACGAGTTCCCGAGCAACAGCATCGAGTCGAGCAACACCCCGAAGGTCCGCCGGCCGATGCCGGATGAGAGCCAGACCGAGGTGAAGCCCATCGCCGGTGGCGAGAAGGTCGTCAAGAAGATCGTCAAGGGTGGCGCCATAAAGAGGAAGAAGACCCTCGGCAGCCGCTTCCGGGAGGCCCTCGGCGGTCGTGACGGCCAGAGCATCACGGACTACCTCCTGACCGAAGTCCTGGCACCCGCGTTCAAGGACATGGTGACCGACGCGGTCATCCAGGGCGTCGAGCGGATGGTCTACGGCGAGGCCCAGCAGAGCTCCCGACGTACCGGAACACGTCGTGGACCGGTGGGCTCGTCCAGCCACATCCAGTACAACCGCTACTCCGCAACGCCGCGCGAGACGGCCGGCCCGCGGACCATGAGTTCCCGAGGACGTGCGAGCCACGACTTCGGGGAGATCGAGCTCCGGACACGCGCTCAGGCCGAGGCAACCATCGGTCAGATGCAGGAGTTCATCGACCGCTTCGGTCACACGTCGGTCGCCGACCTGTACGAGATGGTCGACCTCGACGCCGAGTTCACCGACGAGAAGTGGGGGTGGACCGACCTCTACGGCGCTGACGTGCGTCGTACGCGTTCCGGTACCTACATCCTCGTTCTCCCGAGGACCGAACCCATCGGATAAGGAAGTACATGCTTCTCCGTCTGCTTCTGGCTGCGGCCATGAGTCCTCTCGGTCGAGAGATCCTCATCGACCTGTACAAGAAGTACGTCAGCACCACTCCTCGCCCCTACACCCGTAAGGACTACAACCGATGAGCGCCCTGAGGGCTATTTCGAACGCCGTGACCTCCAAGGTCGGACGGCAGATCCTTCTCAGCCAGAAGCACTCCCCCACCATCATGCTCGTCGGCGGCGCCGTGGGCTTCGTCACCACCGCGGTACTGGCCAGCAAGGCCACGCTCAAGCTGGACGGCATCCTCAAGGAGGCCGAGGCCGACCGCGTCAAGATCGAGAAGGCCGAGACCGAGCACGCGGACAAGTACACCGCCGAGGACGCCGACAAGGACCGCAAGCTCTCCCGCGTCAAGCTGTCCATCGAGGTCGTCAAGGCGTACGCGCCGGCCGTCGCCGTGGGTGTCGCTTCGCTCGCTCTGTTCACCGGGGCGCACATCATCCTGAACCGCCGGATCGCCGGCCTCACCGCTGCCTACGCGGCGGTCGACAAGGCGTTCAAGGAGTACCGCCAGCGGGTCATCGCGGACCAGGGGGAGGACAAGGACCGCGAGTACCGCTACGACATGATCGACAAGGAGATCGCCGTCGAGGACGAGCACGGCATCACCACGAAGACGATCAAGGCGCCGAGCGGCAACGCCCACTCGATGTACGCGGTGCTGTTCGACGAGCACAACCGCAACTTCAAGAAGGACTGGGGCTACAACCAGACCTTCCTCGCCGCTCAGCAGACGTGGGCGAACAACAAGCTCCGTGCCGACGGGCACATCTTCCTGAACGACGTCTACCGGATGCTCGGTCTGCCCGACACCAAGGCGGGTGCCGTGACCGGCTGGATCGACGGTGGTGACGGTGACGACACGGTCATCTTCAACATCTTCGGCCCGAACGCCTACATGGGCGACCAGTTCGTCGAGGGCAACGAGCGGGCCGTCTGGATCGACTTCAACGTCGACGGCGTCATCTACGACAAGATCTGATGGAGGTCCTGGACATGTTGAGGGAAGTTCTCATCGGAGCTGCAGGGGCCGGCATCGGCTTCCTGGTGGCTCGCAACGTGCTGGAGAAGAAGTACGCCCGGCTCCTCGACGAGGAGATCGAGCGGACCAAGGAGTTCTTCGGGGCGGACTACGAGGGCTCCAAGGAGGGCCTCGACGACCCGGAGTTCATGCAGGACGCGATCAACGCCGCAGAAGCCCTGACGGAGTACGTCGCGGGTGACGTCAAGATCGTCCCGTCCGTGCTCGCCGAGAACGTGGAGCGAACGGTGACCGCGTACAACAAGCCTGGGGCTCCGTCCATCGTCGAGGAGGAGGTTCGCGACATCGAGAGCAACGTCGCGGCGTCTCCGCTGGACCCGGACGCTCGTGCGCCTCACCTGATCACCTTCGCGGAGTTCGACGCCGGGGATCTCGGCTACGCGCAGGTCTCGGTGTCCTTCTTCGCCGGCGACGGCATCGTCATCGACGAGGAGGACAACGTCATCTCTCCGGACCGTGTCGAGCAAATCATCGGCACGGACAACCTCAACAAGTTCGGGACCAACACGGACGACCCGGACCTGGAGCCGAACGTGATCTACGTCCGGTGCGAGCGCTTCAACATGGACTTCGAGGTCACTCGGAGCCCGGGCAAGCACTCGGTCGAGGTCCTGGGCGAGACGGGATAGGACCATGGACGCCGCGCCACTTGATGAGAACTACCTCCGGTGGCTCTACGACCAAGTGGCTCTCGTCGACGAGCAGGACGAGTCACTGACTTACTGGAGTCTGTTCCGGCAGATGTTCACCACTAAGTTCCTGTGGCTCGTCCCTCGTGACGAGAACCGCCTGGAGGACGGCAAGGCACTTCGACACGTATTCCTTCGCGAACAGGGCATCGTCCTGCGAGGCCGCGAACGCGACTGGGTCGAGATCGAGTGCTCCTTTCTGGAGCTGGTAGTGGGGCTGGCGCACCGGCTTGAGTTTGAGGCCGGCGGCACAGTCCCATATTGGTTCTGGAAACTGCTGGAGAACATAGAGCTGCGGGGGTACCACGACGGGTTGCGATACCCGGAGGACGAGGTCGAGGCCATTCTGTACTCGGTCATGTTCCGCCAGTACAACCGGCAGGGTGAAGGCGGGTTCTTCCCGCTGCGAGAGCCGTGCGATGACCAACGCGGTATTGAACTCTGGTACCAGCTTTCGGCATACGTGCTCGAACATATCTGATGGGAGGAGGGTAGATGCTGGACTTCCTTCGAATCACGTTGAAGGAGCCCACCAAGGAGGGGAAGCCTGTCGAGGTACGTCCCGACTTCACGGTCGGTCGTTCCAGGGATCTGATGATCCGTGGAGGGGCCTTCTACGCGATCTGGGATGAGGAACGCGGTCTCTGGTCCACGGACGAGTACGACGTTCAGCGTCTTGTGGACCAAGAGATCCAGACGTACTGCGACAAGCTGATCGAACAGGGGACGCCGGCAACTCCGAAGTTCCTCAGTTCGTTCGGGACGAACGGCTGGAGCCAGTTCCGGAAGTTCATGAAGAACGTCAGTGACAACAGCCACCAGCTGGACACGACGGTGACGTTCGCCAATGAGGTGCCGACGAAGAAGACGGACTACGTCAGTCGGTGCCTCCCCTACAGTCTCGTCCTGGGTGCACACGACGCCTGGGACGAGCTCCTGGGCCGCCTGTACACGCCGGAGGAGAAGGAGAAGATCGAGTGGTCGATCGGTGCCATCATCTCCGGCGACGCCAAGAAGATCGAGAAGTTCATGGTCTTCTACGGTCAGGGTGGCACCGGTAAGTCGACAGTTCTCAAGATCATCGAGAAGCTGTTCGACGGCTACGTAGCCATGTTCGAAGCCAAGGCCCTGGTCGGGACCAACAACAACTTCGCGACCGAGGCGTTCAAGGACAACCCGCTCGTAGCGATCCAGCATGACGGCGACCTGTCGAAAATCGAGGACAACTCGAAACTCAACTCGGTCGTCGGTCACGACAAGATGCGGATCAACGAGAAGTACAAGGCTGGCTACGAGCAGAAGCTGAACGCGTTCCTGTACATGGGAACCAACAAGGCCGTCAAGATCACTGATGCCAAGTCTGGACTGATTCGGCGCCTTATTGACGTGGTTCCGACCGGGGACACTTTCGAACCCGATCACTACTACGCCCTGATGAACCGGATCGACTTCGAGCTTGGCGCCATCGCGCATCACTGCCTGGACCTCTATAAGCGTCTGGGCAAGAGCTACTACAGCACCTACCGCCCCGAGCGGATGATGCTGGAGACGAACGTGTTCCACAACTTCGTGGACGAGCACTACGACACGTTCAAGGAGCAGGATGGCGTCAGCCTGCGCCAGGCATACGCGATGTACAAGGAGTGGGTCACCGACACGGGAGTTGAGTTCAAGCTCCCGCAGTACAAGTTCCGTACAGCTCTGAGGGACTTCTTCGACGAGTTCCACACGAGGATCAACATCAACGGAACTGTGGTCCACAGCTACTTCAAGGGCTTCTCGGCCAAGCAGTTCAAGACCCCAGTGGTGCCGGAGACGACACCGAAGACGTACAAGCTCGTCCTGGAGGAGACCGTCTCCCTCATCGACGAGATGTACTCCGGGATGCCGGCCCAGTATGGGAAGCACAATGAGACCCCTGCAAAGTACTGGACTGACGAAGAGCGGATCATCGACGGCGAGCTCAAGAAGCCCGATCCGTCGGCGGTCTGTAGCACGGTCTTGGGGGACCTGGACACGTCCAAGCTGCACTTCCTGAAGGTGCCGAGTCATCACATCGTGATCGACTTCGACCTGACGGCGGGCGGCAAGAAGTCACTAGAGGCGAACCTGGAGGCCGCGAGCACGTGGCCCGCCACCTATGCCGAGATCAGTAAGTCCGGCAAGGGGGTTCATCTCCACTACATCTACGACGGTGACCCGGAAGAACTGGCGCGCGAGTACTCGAAGGGCATCGAGATCAAGGTGTTCACAGGGAACAGCTCCCTGCGGCGCAAGCTCTCGTTCTGCAACAACGTACTCATCGCCACGATCAGCAGTGGTCTGCCATTCAGGGAGAAGAAACCCGTGCTCGAAACCAACACGCTGAAGGACGAACAGCACCTTCGTAACATGATCGCGAAGGGACTCCGGAAGGACTTCGAGGGGCTCAGCAGCACCAAGTCGAACGTGGACTTCATCAAGAAGCTCACGGACGATGCGTACGTTGCCGGCTTCCCGTACGACATCACGGACCTGCGCAAGCCGGTCATGGTGTTCGCCACCGGCAGCACCAACCAGGCCCTGCAGTGCCTGAAGATCGTGAAGTCCATCAAGTGGGCTTCCGAGGTCTCGGCCGAGGAGACCGTAGCCCCGAAGGTGGATGCCGGCGACGCACCGATCGTCATCTTCGACGTCGAGTGCTTCCCGAACTTCTTCGGGATCTGCTGGATGTACGAGGACAGCGACACCGTGGTGCGGATGGTCAACCCGTCCCCCGACGAGGTCGCGGCCCTGTTCAAGTTCAAGCTGGTCGGCTTCAACAACCGCAAGTACGACAACCACATGCTGTACGCCGCCAGCATGGGATGGAACAACCAGCAGCTGTTCGAGCTCTCGACCAAGCTGGTCAGCAAGGAGGCGCAGTCGGCCTATCTCAGGGAGGCGTTCAGCCTCTCCTACGCGGACATCTACGAGTTCGCGGCGACCAAGATGGGCCTCAAGAAGTGGCAGATCAAGCTGGGCCTGCCGCACGTGGAGCTCGACATCCCGTTCACTCAGCCCGTCCCGCCTGAGCTGTGGGACAAGGTCATGGACTACTGCAGCAACGACGTCCATTCGACTCGTGAGGTGTTCAGGCACCTCAAGCAGGACTTCGTCGCACGGCAGATCCTGGCAGACCTCAGCGGGCTTCCCGTCAACGCCACGACGCAGAAGCACACCTCTCGGATCATCTTCAAGGGGGACCGCAACCCGCAGCAGTCGTTCATCTACCGGGATCTGTCGGAGGAGTTCCCCGGCTACGAGTACAACTACGGCAAGAGCACGTACTGCGACGAGGAGGTCGGCGAAGGCGGGTACGTCTACGCGGAACCCGGCTTCTACGAGGACGTGGACGTCTACGACGTCGCGTCGATGCACCCCACCTCCATCATCCAGATGGAAGCGTTCGGAACGTACACCAAGAACTTCAAGGACTTGGTGGACGCACGTCTTGCGATCAAGCACAAGGATTACGCGTCCGCGCGCAAGATGCTGGGCGGCAAGTTGGCGCCTTACCTCCAGAGCGAGGAAGACGCCGAGAAGCTGTCCTACGCGATGAAGATCGTGATCAACATCGTCTACGGTCTGACCGCGGCGAAGTTCGACAACGACTTCAGGGACATCCGGAACAAGGACAACTACGTCGCCAAGAGGGGCGCGTTGTTCATGGTGGACCTCAAGAAGTTCATCCAGTCGCTTGGGTTCCAGGTCGTCCACATCAAGACGGACTCCATCAAGATCCCCGGAGTCACGGATGCGCTTCGCCCGGAGCTCAAGGCCGCGGTCATGGACTTCGGCAAGCGGTACGGCTACACCTTCGAACACGAGGCGACGTACAAGAAGTTCTGCCTCGTCAACGACGCGGTGTACATCGCGAAGTACGGGTGGGCCGACAAGGAGAAGAAGATCGGGACGTGGGACGCCGTAGGTGCCCAGTTCCAGCACCCCTGGGTGTTCAAGAACCTCTTCTCCGGCGAGGCGGTCAAGTTCAACGACCTGTGCGAGACGAAGTCGGTTCTGAACCCGTGGGTCATGTACCTGGACATGAACCCGGATCTGGCGACGCCTACCGAGCCGTATGCCGGCCTGGTGCACGTCGGTAGGACCGGCAGCTTCGTGCCCGTGCTGGACGGCGGCGGGGACCTGGTCAAGGTCAAGGACGGTCAGGGCAAGCCGTACGCCGTCACGGGTACCAAGGGTTACAAGTGGGTGGAGGCCGAGCAGCTCAAGGCTCAGGTGACCATCGACATGCCGTTCTTCGACCTGGAAGTGCTGGCCGGCGTCGTTGACATGTCGTTCTTCGACGAGCTGGTCAAGGACGCCAAGGACACCATCGGCAAGTACGTCAGCTATGAGGAGTTGGTGAGGGCATGAATGTGAGATACCGCGGTCTCAAATTGATGTCGGGTAGCAGTGTGTACCCCGTCCTTGAGATCGTGAGTGACTGGATGGACGAGCAGAACCGGCCTCTTCCAGACCACAGAGAACTGCTGCATCGACTCCGCAATGCCGGCTTCTGCTTCTGCGAAACCATGTTCGGCTGCATCGCCTGTAAGGGAAGGCAAAACATGAGCAGGAACCAGTTCGAGAACAACGAAGACCCCATCGTCACCGACGAGGTCGAGATCAAGATCGACGGCCGCGTTGTCGGCTACGGGGTCTACGACGAGGAGACTGGAACGATCCAGGGGGCGTTCACGACCGAAGAGGTCTGGATCGACCCCGAGGACCATTCCATCAGCTTCGGGGTGAAGAAGGACGACGACCCCCACAAGGGTTTCCTGAACCACCCGCCCAAGTGATCCACAACCACGGCAGTGAGGAGAGGCGAGGCTTGAGTTGCAACGAGCTTCGCCTCTCCTGCGGTCACACCATTGGAGTTTGTCAGCTAGGAGGAACAATGGCCTTCACCGGTCACGGACACCAGATCCCCGGAAGCCCGTCGGCATCCATCAAGGACGCCCCGAAGAACCCCGCCCGCTGCGGTGGTGTGGACATCTGTCCGCGCTGTAAGAGCGAGGCGCAGGAGTACGGCTACATGGTCGGCGAGACCACGGACTTCCAGGAGAAGGCCAAGCAGCTGGTCAAGGACTACGTCGACTCGCTGCACAAGCAGAACTTCCCGATGACGGAGCTGCCGACCTACACGGTCTACGTGGTGTGGTTCGCCAAGACGCTGCAGAACTGGAAGGCCATACTCGGCACGACGATGCCCGACGGCCTGCTGTTCGAGCTCACGTACGACGGCGAGAAGCAGACCACGTACTTCGACTGCTACAAGAAGCAGGACAACTTCCCCGTCCCCGATCACCGGGTATGAGGTACATACGCCGGTGGCTTTACAGGAGGGGTCACCGGCCTCCACAGGGGAGCATCTGGCATTCCCCGTCTCTCGCACTGATATACGCATGGAAGGACGCCCAGTAATGCCGCTTCCCGCACGAAGGCGCGACGAGACCCTCAAGATCGAGGGTACTCACATCGTGTTCCGTCCCAACTTCGCCGGCCAGGCGGAACAGTTCAACGCCGAGGGTGACCGCTACTTCAACGTGGCGATCGACCCCGACCACGTCGACGAGCTCCGCGCACAGGGCTGGAACGTCAAGGAGTGGACCGGCAAGGAGGAGGGCGACGAGACCGCCTACTTCATCAAGGTCAAGGTCTCCTACAAGTTCAAGCCGCCGCGGCTGGTCCTGATCACGTCCCGCGGACGCGTGCCCCTCGACGAGGACACGTGCGACATGCTGGACTGGACCGAGTTCCAGTTCATCGACGTGCTCATCAGCGCGAGCCACTACAAGATCAACGGCCGGACGGGCATCAGCGCCTACCTGAAGACCGGCATGTTCGTGGTCGCCGAGGACGAGCTGGAGCAGAAGTACGCCCACCTCCCCGAGGTCGGGATGGACCCGATCCTGGCACTCCCGCCGGGCGACGAGGACATCATCGACGTCGAGGGCGGCGAGTGGGTGGAGGACGAAGAAGACGTTTCCGTGAAGGCCGCGGCTGCCGCTCGGTATGCCCTGGGCATCGAGGCGTGATCGTCTTCTGGTCGATGGTGGCGGGCGCCGTGATCATGCTGGTGGGTGTGATCTTCGGCGTCGTCATCGCAGATGTCAGCAACAGAAACAAGTCTCCCAAGGAGGAGCAGTGATCGCAGACATACTTCTGACCTGGAACGAGCTGACTGCCACGGTGGTGGTATGGCTCGGGTTGGTAAGCATCGCCGTGGGCGTCGATTTCGGCCCCGAGATCTACCGCGAGAACAAGGCACGTGCGGTGCTGGCGGAGTCAGTCGCCAAAGCGTATGAGCGCCGACAGGCCGAGAAGCCCATAACGTGGGGACCCGACGTCACGTTCCAGCTCGGGGTGTTCCACATCGAGAAGCCGGCAGTCGTCAAGCGACGTCACGCCAAGGTCTGAGGGGCCACGATGCCGCAGCCGGCTGACTACCTGGGAGCGTTCGTGATCCTCGCAACGGTGGCAATACTCGGCTGCGGCGCCGCGGTCATAGCGCTGATCGCGACTGTCGAGCACGTCTGTATCAAGATGAAGCGAGCTCGTAGGAGGAGGGGATAATGGCCGACGAACCGAACAAGTTCCAGATCGAGATGGGCCTCAATCGACTTCGGGAGATCGAGGATGTTCCGGAGTGGGGTGGCTTCGTCCGAAACCTGGATGACGCACTGGAAGCCCAGATCCGGATGATGCCGCACGTCTGGCAGTGGTTCGACTTCTTCAACAGCCCGGACAAGCCGCTCAGCCCGAGAGAGTTCCTGTACTTCTGGTCGAGCCTCAGCTTCACGGACGACTTCATCTACAAGCTCTACACGCCGGCGGAACTACTCAAGGGGGAGTAGTACATGAACGACACGGTGTTGGACCGGGACATGAACGTGATCGCCTGCAAGCCGGCACACGAGATAGACCGTCGGCTGAAGTCCGGTCACAAGCTCCCGAGCAACTGGGCGTACATCCTCGTTGGGGAGACGAAGACGGTTGTCACCGTGTCGGAGTACGCCAACCGGGAGAAGTTCGCCGCGGTCAAGGAGATCGTCACCGAGATCCTCGAACGTCAAACGGAGCGGCCGGTTAAGGGGCACGCGCGAAAGCTGTACGCCGAGCGCATGACCAAGAAGATCATCGATTTGATCTAGGGGAGGGAACGTGTACCACGTCATAGAGCAAGACGGATCGGTCGCCTTCGAGGGGACACCCATGCAGGTCGAAGACTGGCTCTTCGAGAACACCACGCTCCACAACGCCCGGCTTCGGGTCCGCATGAACGACGCCACCATACCGGCGTGGAAGTACCTGGACAGCAAGAGGCCCGTCAGACGCTAGGGGTCGGGGTCAAGGGGCAGGGGAGCAGCGGTCTTCGGGTCGCCTCCCCGCTCTCTCTTTTTCAGCACATCGAACGAAGGAACTGCCATGAGCGACACTCCGATATTCGACCAGCTCGCCCGTGAGCTGAACTACAACCGCATGGTCGCTGTACCGGCGAAGCGCATCCCGGCGTACACGGGCACGAGCACCACGATCAACGGTGCCAGGCCGGTCGGGATGTACATCGACGAGTGGAACGGTGGACAGCTCGGGATGTCTACGGCGGAAGCAGTCGAGAACCTCAGGAGCTTCAGTAGGGCTGGGGTGCAGACTGACGAGGCCGTGAACGCTGCCCCCAACGCTCCCGAGGAGGACGAGGTCATCGTCTTCCGCAAGCCCATTCCGGTCACTACCCTCGCCGACTTGGCGAAGGGCACACATCAGGAGTAGACCATGGTTGACCTGTACCCTCACCAGCGGGATGCAGTAGACAAGATGCACAACGGGTGCATCCTCTGGGGCGGGGTCGGGACGGGGAAGTCACGCACCGCGGTGGCTTACTACCTTGAGCGGGAGGCACCCAAAGACGTCTACGTCATTACTACCGCACGGAAGCGGGACGCCCTTGACTGGGACACCGAGTTCGTGCGGTACGGCGTAGGCACTGAGAAAGGCGCCACGGTCGCCGGCGTTCTTCGTACCGATTCGTGGAACAACATCGCGAAGTACAAGAACGTCAAAGGAGCCTTCTTCATCTTCGACGAACAGCGTCTCGTGGGGAGCGGGGCGTGGGTCAAGGCGTTCAAGCACATCGCCAAGAACAACAACTGGGTCCTGCTGTCTGCCACACCTGGGGACACGTGGATGGACTACGTACCGGTCTTCGTCGCGAACGGGTTCTTCAAGAACAAGACCGAGTTCATCGAGAAGCACGTGGAGTATGACAGCTTCAGCAAGTACCCTAAGATCAAGGCGTATCACAACGTCGGGGTTCTCATCAAGCATCGGAACTCGCTGCTGGTGCACATGCCGTACGAGTACGAGGCTGTGAGCGACACGATCAACATCCCGGTGCAGTTCGACGAGGTTGGGTTCAAGAGGCTCCTGAAGGAGCGCTGGAACCCCTTCACGGACCGCCCGATCAAGAACGTCTCGGAGCTCTTCGCTTGTATGCGGAGGATGACCTACTCGCACGAGTCGAGGCTCGAAGCGGTACGGAAGGTCCTTCAGGAAGAGCCGAGGCTCATCGTGTTCTACAACTTCGACTACGAGCGTGAGGAGCTGCTGAAGCTCCGGGAGGAGATCACGCTTGCGGAGTGGAACGGACACAACCACGAGGAGGTTCCGGAGACGGAACGGTGGGTCTACCTCGTGCAGTACGCGGCAGGGGCCGAAGCGTGGAATTGTATCACAACTCGGGCGACACTGTTCTATTCCCTGACGTACTCGTACAGGACGTGGAAACAGGCGCATGGTCGTACAAACCGCCTCAACACGCCCTTCAAGGTTCTTAAGTACTACGTGCTGCTGTCGAATTCTGCGATCGACCGCGCGGTGATGGCTGCGCTCCGGCAGAAGAAGGACTTCAACGAGTCCAAATTCGTCCAGCACAAGAAAGCCGCGTAATAGGGCAAGCGCGACTGTTTGGGACGGGGTCGGCGAACGTGAGGAAACTCGCTAATCGTCGGCCCCGGCAGCTCAGATTTCACATGTTTTTCAGATTTCGCATGGGCAAAAACCAGGTCTGACCTGCGGAAACGCCCCTGTGATGTGAAATCTGAAGCTGAGCACAAAACTTTTTAAAAAAACTTTCTTGTTGTGAAATCTTACTGTCTCCTACCCCTATACGCGAGACTAGTAATATTAGATACCAAGAAACGTTTTTAAAAAAGTTTTGTTCCTCGATTCAGATTTCACACCGCCCAAGTTGTCCGATTTAGGAACTGCGTTCCAACACGTTCCAAAATGTCGGATGTAAAGAGCCGCAAAAGAACAGGTGGGGACAGATGGAAGAGTGGTGCGTGGTTCAGGGCTTCGAGTGCTATTCAGTGAGCACCCTGGGTCGAGTACGGAGCGACATCGAGTACAAGAACGGGAACTCCGGTCGGATCATCACGGCGTCGACTAACCAGCGGGGACTGGCGTATGTCGGGTTGATGAAAAACGGGGTTCAGCACAAGCGGTCCGTGGCACTGATGGTCGCTCACGCGTTCGTGAGGACTGCCCGCCCTCTGTCATTCACCACACCGATCAACCTTGACGGCGATCGACACAACAACCGGGTCGAGAACCTGCTCTGGCGTCCGCTCTGGTTCGCCCGCAAGTACTTCCGTCAGTTCGAGAACCCCCTCGCAAGAATACCCAACCCCATAGTAGAGGTGAAGTCGGAGCAAGTGTTCGAGAACTCTTGGGATGCAGCGCTAACGCACGGCCTCCTCGACGAAGAGATCTACATCGCCACGATCGACAAAACGTACGTCTGGCCGACGTA